TTACTTACCGCCACCAACAAACCATGAAAACTTTAAGAATGCAAAAGAAAACAATATGTCAAAAAGTCATAATCGTATACTACATATTGGTGGTAAGGCTGCAGTTAAAGATAGAAACGGTACTAACTCTGTTATAGAAATGCTTAAGTATTCTACTGGAGATTACGAAGTTGTAATTAAGACTCAAACTGATTTAGGTATTAGAAGTGCTAATGAAAGACTAACCATACAGACTAATACAACAAGAGAACTAGAAGATTTATACTCTGGTTATGATGCAATGGTATTGCCCAGAAGGTATGCTGGATTATGTTTACCTATGAATGAGGCTCTTCTTGCTGGGCTGCCTGTTTTTATGCCCCGCATTTCTCCAAACAATGCTATCCTTCCTGATAAATGGACGGTAGAGGCAAGCAAGATTGATGAGTTTAAGGCTAAGGCTATCATTGATGTCTATGATGTTGATCCAAAAGCACTTGCAAAAACAGTTGATGAATATATGGCAAAGAAAGATAGTTTAATTAAGCAAGAAGCATTTGATCTTGGCTTTATTAATTTTTCAACAGAGTCGTTAAAAGATAAATATATAAACTTAATTAACTCGTAAAACAAAAAAGCCAGCCTATTTCTAGACTGGCAATTCTGTAAGTAAATATTACTTCTTTGGTGCTGCCTTCTTAGCAACAGCCTTCTTAGCAGCCTTCTTTACAGGTGCCTTAGCAGCCTTCAGAGCGGTCTCTACAGCCTTAGCATCTGGCAAGATACCAAAAGCCTTGTCGTTAGGATTGATTGCTCTAATTGCAACGGGTGCAAGTGCTGCCACAAGTGCAGTCCATAGATCCTTTGGATCTGTTACGCCTGCCATGTATAGTGCAAGGCCTGATGCAAGGACTGAACGTCCGTATGATGCAAGTAGTGCCTTTAGTTGTTCTGTGTTCATTTTTCCTCCTAGGATAGAACCTTAATTAGTATAGCATATCCAGCCCACAGCCCTACAATTCCTGCGACTCCCGCAAAAACTGGTGGTGCTGGAACTGGTAATTTGAATGCAGCAAATACTACACCACATCCAAAACCCGTTAATGTTGATAATAATATATCTCTCATTGTTTTATTTCATCATCTGGTAATAGTGTTCTCAATTCTTTGTATGCTGTTGAAATATTCTTCATAGATGGATAGTCTGGTCTTGACATAGATAGTGCCTCTCCATATTCATCAAAGTATGATATGTCTGCATCAACATCATTTACAAATTTAGTTAATCCTTTTTGAACACTCTCAATATATGAAAAAGCCCAGTCTCTTGAATCAGAAAGAAATTTAATAAAGTTTTCTTTATGTATTGAATCATCTGAATCTTCTTTTATTTTTGTAGACTTAGTTATATCAACATATTCTTGAAGTAAAGTCTTTTCAATAAAAAGTTTTGAAACATCCCTTTTAAGTTTGATGGATTGTCTTAAAACTAATAGATATGAGATTGCAAAGCAAACTGACAGTGTTGCAAAAACAACAATAAAAATATCTTTCATATCACCACTCCACATAATTTAAGTATATCCTAACGTTGAGGTTTTGTCAAACTATAAAAATCTTTAAAGTTAGTTTTAGTAAACATTTCATATTCTTCAAGAGTCCTTATAGATCCTGCACCAAAGACTCCAGACTCTTCACCACAAAGAATTCTTTTTTGTTTCTCATATGATATGTCTTCTAATTCTTTCCAAGATAGACCACGAAGGTTTCTATCTTTCCATATTTTACTATATCCTCCACGAGAATAAAAATGATAAACAATATTTTTTGATGGAGAATATATATCCCACCCTCTAGTCCAGGATCTCATAGCAAAACAGATCTCTTCACCAAAAAAACTAATCTCTGGATCATAAGGAACTTCGTTTACTATTGAGCCATCTGAAAACATAAACCCACCAAGAACTGTTTCAGACAATTCTGGATTTTCTTTTAATTTATTTTCAAACTCAAATCTTTCTGCTGTCCACTGCTTTCTTTTATTTAATGATATCTTTTGTCTAGTAGGATACGGTTTTATCTTTGGGTTATTTTTAACTAAAAACATACCGCCATTTCTTTCAGGTTCAAAAGGAGCAGGGAAGTATGATAATATAATTCTACTGTTCCCAGATATATTCTTAGCCCTATTTAGTTGATCAATTGAAATAGAATCCCATCCAGGAACAAATCTTGTATGTGAGTCAACCTGAAGAAAATACTCTTGACCAGAATATAACTCCATGGCCTTTGCCCTTGCATATCCTGCACCTCTTGCTTCTTTTGGGTGCATTTTAGTTACAGATATGTTTTTTATCTCTTCATAATTAAATATTTCTGAGTCAAGACCTTGATGTACAACTCCAAAGTAAAGGTTGTCTGGATTATTTGCATTTGAAATAGCGCTTTTAATTGTCCATTCAAGTTCTGGATCACGATAAGAAGCAACAGATATGAAAATTCTCATTTGATTGCCTCTCTTGTTACTAACACTATTGCGCCTTCCATCTCTAATGCCTTTTTAATATTTAATACATATTGTAAAGCCTCTATCTTATCGTCATGAACCATTTTTGCAAAAGCATATTCGTTTAATTTAATTGTAATAAAATGCTCATTATCAATTAATTCTAAATTAAATCCCTTTGGAGGGGTGATAGAATGAAATGCTCTACGCATCTGGTCTGTATACAATTATTTCTCCATTGTCAATGCTTGCCAGGTATTAGCCCAGTCTTGTTTATTTTTATGCTTATTAAATTCTCTAGAAATACTACCAAGTTCAAGGAATACTCCACCCCAAACGCCATACTCTTTTCCAGAAACACCATTAGCAAAGCAAACCTTTGAAACTGGACATCTTTGACATATTGAGTCTACTATTGGGCGAGTGTTAACATCTTCTTCATACTTATCAAAGAATATATTGGTATCAAGACCAAGACAGGCTGCTTCATCTTTCCATAAATGCTGCTTCATTTACTGACCGTATTTGTTTGGAATATCCCAACCATTACGATTAAGGTTAAAGGTTTTTTGTAGGTACCATGCATTTTTTACACGCACCCCACTTGGAGATGTTCTTGCAAGGTCTGATCTCTTACGCTCTACAACGTCCCAGCCTACCCATTCAAGTTCTTTATTCTTTGAAACAATTTTTTCCATATGTGCTAACGAATTAATTATCATGTTTGTACTTTCTTTTAGTAACGGAAGATTCCTACTTCTACATTTTTTGATTCTGCAAAAGTAGTTAGTTTGGATACTGGCTCTTTTGGTTTACTAAGAAATGCAAAATAGTTTACTTGATCCATGTTGTCATGTACCCAACTTTCTGGAACTTTGTAAAACTTTATTTTACGACCCCTTGCTTTCATTCCTCTTTCTGAAAGGTTTGAAAACTCTGAAACAAAAGAGTTGACCCTTGTTGGACCAACAGAATAAATTATAAAATCTTTTTCTTCTTCTTTCATTCCAGATAAAGCAACACTTATAGCACGAAGGAATAGATTGTAATCGTCAAACTCATTAGTTCCCTGCACTGCCACTATCATTTATTTTCCCATTCTTTAAGTTATCCAGGATGAACAACATCTTATCTATTTCTTTTTTTGACATCTTGGTTGTATCTAAAGGTATACCAGTTTCTGGTCTAACCTTTCCTTCTACTGTATCTCCAACATAAAACATGTTATTTGATACCCAATATGCTTTTTGATCTATTATGACAACCTTTGTTGTTTGCTTATCTTTCCAAATTTTGGACTGAGATGTAACAATTTTGTCATCAAAAATGTCTTTAAAGAAAAAATCTTTTAATATGTTGTGCATATCGCTTTGACGATATAATACTTTATTAAAAGACTTTTTTCTTTTTCTATTCATTACTATAATTATAGATGAAAAAGAGATCAATGTCAAGCCCATAATTATAATAGCCTGCATTTTCTCTCCTAATTATTTAGTTGTTTTTTCTTGTGTTTCTTTTTTTGAAACATTCTGATCTGAAACTAATTGAGCAGATATAAACTTATTTAGTTTTATCTGTGTTTGCAATAATGTAAACTCTACATCTGACGCTCTTTGTTTATAAAATGTTAGAAGTTGTCTTAATTCATCAATCGTTAAATCTTCCATACTTATTCCCCCTTGAAACTAAATGGACTTCCTTGCCAAACTTTCTCTGTCTTGCTTTTTTCACGCTCAACTATGGCACGACTCCATGCAAAACCTGCATCTCCGCCCCATGCTTCCCACATAATTCTTCCATTAGAAGGAAAATCTGGACCATCGTAAAAACCTTTACCTTTTTTATCTACTTCATGACGTGAAAAGAAAGAGTACATTCTCTTAACAGTATCAAGAGACATAGATGCGCCGTTAACAATATCTGTTGCTCTACCCCAACCTACTGGAGTACCAGCACCTGTTGCTTTACCATCTTCTTTCCACTTCAAAGCACGTCTTGCTGCAGCCTTCATGCCTGCATTAGGTGAGTATGTATCTGCCATTACTTATCCTTCTTTAGATGTTTTACTTCATATGGACCAATAATAGATTTAACTGTACCGTTTTTGTTCATGCGTACAATCTTTCCATCTTTGATTTGTGTTGCATTAAATGATTGTGCTTTTTTCTTTGGCATTATTTTAAAAATCCATTCCAAAAATTATCTGATCCCAATTCTTTTTCAGACTTATATGTTCCACCACGGCGCTTGTATTCTTGAACAACCCAAGAGTTTGCAACTGCAGATGGATAAACGTCAAACTTATCTTTTGCTGCTTGCACAACTCTTGCATAAAGTCTTGGGTTAGAAGGTGTTGAGCCACCACGACGTGGTTGAATCATTTCACCATAGTTAGGCTTTTTTGCTTTTTCCATTTCGTCTTCCATTTCTTGTGATTTTCCAATTGATGAATCATACATTGCCATAGCAACCTCTGAATCCATATTGTGATTGTTTATGTCTGCAACAGTTGCATCCTTGTACATCATCCCAATACTATAGGCTGTTGGTTCCCACTTGCCATCTTCTTCTTTATAAATTCTAACAGACATTGCTGGGTTTTCTGGTGGCATTGACTCAAGAGCATACTCTGATCCAGGAGTACCCAATGTTCCACCCTCAACCATAATGTGCTCTACAACGCCATGCATAACACCCTCAGATGTCATGCCCATAACAAAGTCGCCTTCTTTTATCATATACCGATTATATCAGACTTTATCTTTTTAGAAGTCTTTTGACTTCATCTAGTGCCCAGATTTCTGGCTTTGTAAGTTTAGAAATCTCAGCCTTATCAAGACCTTTTTCAGATATCGTAACTACTGGATCTGCCACTAAAAAATTAATATTAACATAACCTTTTTCCCATAGGTTTAAAAGATCCCTATTTACTTGAGTTAGGTGGTCTTTATACATATCTGGCATAACCTCTTGCATTTTTGGAGTAATTGTATATAGAAGTTCGTTGGTTTCTGAATCTACTCCAGCAACTTCTAATGCACCTTCAAGTATTAAATTTTTGATTAATTCATCTTCGTTATTGTCCATTATTTTGTCCTTATCTTCCAAGTCATTATTTTTGGACCAGCCTGAATCATCTCAAACATGTTATATTCAAACTCACTCTTAAGTTCCATATAAAGTTCTGGATGAACTTCTTTTAATTTATCAGTAATTGAATAAGTAAGTTCTCCACTAGAATCAATGTCTGATATTTGAATAGCACCTTGATTAATTAAATGATCAAGAAGTGCTTGACTTTTTGCATCCATAACATACCCCCTGTATTAATCATTATCTTTAAAGTATAGTTCT